CCCCGCGCCAGGCAGCCCAAGCCAACATGCAGCGCCTTCACGAACGCATCCACGGAGCACAACACCATGAGCCTGACCCTCGCATCATCGACATCAACGACCGCCCTGCCGGAAAAGTGGGTTGAGCGCCTGTTCGAACGCATGCTGCTCGACTATGGCAAGAAGTTCGGCGACCAGTGGGCCGAGACCAGCATGGACGCGCTGATCGCGCACTGGTCCCGCGAGCTGGCCGGCTACACCGGTGCCGAGCTGAAACGCGGCCTGGATGCCCTGGCAACCCGCGATTGGCCGCCCACACTGCCTGAGTTCAAGAAGCTCTGCCGGCGCCCGCTCGACCCGATGCATGCGTACTACGAAGCCATCGCCGGCGTTCAGGCGCGCGCTGCCGGCGAATACGGCAAGTGGTCGCACCCGGCGATCTACTGGGCCGCCATGCCGCTGACGTTCGACCTGGGCAACCAGACGTACAGCCAGATCAAGGCGCGCTGGGAAGCGGCGCTGTTCGAGCAGCTGGACAAGGGCGAATGGCCGGAGATTCCGCAGCCGATGGCCGCGCTGCCGGCGCCGGGCAAGGCCAAGACCAGCCGCGAGGACGCGTCGAGGATTCTGCGCGAGCTGGGCGCTGCGACGATCGTGAAGGACTTCCGAGGTGGCGACGGTAGGGCCTGGGCGAAGAAGCTGCTGGCCCGAGAAGCCGCCGGCGAGAAGCTGACGCTGCTGCAGGCGAGCATGGCGCGTGAGGCGTTGGCCGCTGGCTGAGACCATTTCGCGCGCGAGCGCATAGCGATTGGACAACACATGAGCATCATTCACATCGTATCGGTATCGGGTGGGAAGGACAGCGCGGCCACGTTGCTGCTGGCCGTTGAGCGCTTCGGCGAAGATCGCGTTCGCGGCATTTTCTGCGACACAGGCAATGAGCACGAGGCGACCTACGCATACGTGGGCTACTTGGAGCAAGCGACCGGTGTTCGCATCGAGCGCCTGAAGGCTGACTTCACGGAGCGCATGGCGATACACCGTGAGCGACTTCTGGCTATCGCAGGCGGCGCTCCGGACTACAAGCCGTCCGCCAAGTTCCCGTGGACGCCGGAGCGAGCCGCTCAGGCCGCTGAAGTGATGTACCCGACCGGGAATCCATTCCTGGACTTGTGCATGTTAAAGGGCATATTCCCATCGCACGGCAGACAGTTCTGCACCGAGGAGCTCAAGCGCAACCTGGCTGTCGAGTATCAACTCGACCTGGCCGACGCAGGCAACATAGTCGTGAGCTGGCAGGGCGTGCGCCGCGACGAATCTATGCGGCGGGCGAACGTACCTTCGCTGGAGCGCCTGGCGCCCAACATGTGGGCATACCGTCCGATCGCCGCCTGGACTGCTGACGACGTCTTCGCATACTGCCGTGACAAGGGCATCCAGCCGAATCCGCTCTACCGCCAAGGGATGGGCCGGGTCGGCTGCATGCCGTGCGTGAACGTTGGCAAAGATGAGCTGCGCGCGATCGCACTGCGGTTCCCTGAGCACATTCAGCGCATCTCCGACTGGGAAGCCCGGGTGAACCTTGCAAGTCGTCCGGGGCGCGCCTCGTTTCTCCACTCCGGCGATGTCCAGTCGATCTGGCAGCGGGTCGAATGGTCCAAGACCACTCGCGGCGGACGGCAGTACTCGCTGCTCACTCCCCTCGACGAGCCAACGGCCTGCTCGTCTGCGTACGGACTTTGCGAATAACCACCACCCCGCCCGGCCAGCCCGGGCGGCCATAACGACAACGGGAGAACCTGAACGATGAACACGATCCAGCTGACGCTGCCTTATCCGCTCTCGGTGAACCGCTACTGGATGCCGGTGAAGATGAAGACGCACCTGGCCATCTTGCCGACGAAGGAAGGCCGCGCGTACCGTGCGGAAGCCGCGGCGCGCTGTGCTGCCCAGGGCATCAGCAAGCCCATCACCGGCCGCGTGCTGATCGACCTGAAGCTGTACCCGAACCGCCCGCAGGACTGGAAGACCCGCCAACGCAAGCTCGGCGAGGCCTGGGACGACACCGTGATGTGCATCGACCTGGACAACGCGAACAAGGTCGTGATGGATTCACTCAAGGGCATCCTGATCGAGGACGACAAGTGGGTCCGCCGCCTGACGAGTGAGCGCATGGAGCCGGACGGCGAGGCGCGCGTGGTGGTGACGATCACGGCGCTGCCGGTGGTGCAGCCGCAGGCGGACCTGCTGGGAGCGGCGGCATGAAGGCCGAGATCACTGTTGCCGGCGCGCTCGTGGTCGTTCCCGAATCTGGCACCGAGGCATACGCGTTGCAATGCTGGATGGAGCGCTTTCCAATGGCGCGCGCGGAGGATTGCAAGCCCGGCGCAACGGCCATTCGGGTCGATCTGTCGCGATTCCCCGAGACCCTGCACAAGGAGGCCGCATGATCTCGCCTCGCACCCTACTCGCCGCCCTGTTCGGCTCGATGGCCCGCGACGAAGTCCAAACCGACCGCGCCGTGGTGCAGGCCCAGCCTGCGCGCGTGGTCGAGGATGCGCCGGTACTGGTGGATCCGCTGGCGCAGGACCTGGAGGACTTCGCTTGACCGAACGCCGCGCCAAGATCACCCTCGGCTGGCGTGCCGGCGCGCCGACTGAGCGCGTCGACGACTTCGACGAGGTGCCGGCCGAGCCGGTGCGTACGCCGGAGCGTCGCCTGTTGCCCGAGCTGCGCGAGGAGCGGATAGAGGAGCGCCGCAGCATCGGCCGCCGGCTGGAGAACTGGGGCATGTGGTCCAACCTGGACAATCGCGGCGGCGGCCGGGGCAACTGCATCACCGGCGTCATCTGCGAGAACATGCGCAAGCACGCTGCGGGCGAGATACACCCGCCGGCGCCGGTGAACACCCGCATCGACGTGCCGGACGCCGAGCGGATCAACAGCGCCTTCCTCCAGCTTCCCGAGATGCACCGCGGCGTGCTCAACTGGACCTACGTGGTCGGCGCAAAGTCCTGGGCCGTGGCCGGCGCCTGCGGCTTTCCGACGCGCGAGTACGATCAGCGGCTGGCCGAGGCCCAGGCTGCGATAGAATCGGTGGCCAACAAGAACATGGGGAGACGGGGATGAATTCAATGCTCATAGAGCGCCCGCTGACGCGCGAGCAGTTGGTCGAGCGCCATCGGGAATACAACGCGCGGATCGCGCCGATCGTGCGCCACCTTGTCATGCTTGAAGCGTTCCGCCCTCCGCCGCGCATCTTGCTGCATCCGGACGGGCGCATGGAGATTGGTGAGCGGGAGCCGCTGCCTCCCGAGTGCGAAAAGGTGTGGGCGCAGTGCCAAGAGTTAATCGACGCAATCCGCACGTCTCTCTTTTCCCGTGGATGCCAAAACGAAATTTGTTGACAGCCCGCAATCTCAGCGGTAAATTCCGTCTGTAAACATTTTCCGATCGGACAGCAGTGGGTTCCCAGTGGGAGCCCTTCGCACGTCAGAACAAACCCACAACGGAGGCGATCATGTAACGCTCAGCGCTGCATCCACTCCGAACCGAAGCCCTGCGATCAGCGATGACGCGGGGCTTTTTGCTTTCCGTCTCCGGAGAATTCCATGCTCAGCTCCCTTCGTCGTTCTGCCCTGCTCGCCACGCTGGCCATCCTCGGCGCCGGCTCGATGCCTGCTGTGATGGCCAACCAGCCGGCCCTGATCAGCGCCGCGCCGCGCCCGATCAAGACCGGCAAGCGCAGCCTGTTCGGCGGCGCAATTCAGTCGGCCAGCCGCTACGGCCGCAAGGGCGCCGGTATCTCGATGGCCCAGCAGCAGCGCGCGTCCCGCAAGAAGCGCGGTGTGGCGCGCAACCGCGTCAACCACCGGTAGCATTCCCGTGTCTCCCGTCCTGGTGCGAACCAGGACGTTCCGGCCCGGCCTCCAACAGCCGGGCCCATTTTTTTGACTGAACACCATGACGACCACCTACGACCCGGAGCTGGCCGCCAGCTTCTGCGCCGCGATGGCGTCAACGACCGACAGCATCGCGACGATCTGCAAGCGCAAGGGCATGCCGAGCAAGGCCACCGTGTTCCGGTGGAAGGCTGAGCATGCCGACTTCGCGACGATGTACGAGGCCGCCAAGCTCGAGCAGCTGTACTGCGGCATCGAGGAGTGCACTGAGATAGCGGACAAGGCGGACATGAGCAGCGAGGGCATCCAGAAGGCCAAGCTGCGCATCGACACGCGGATCAAGGTCGCGCAGCGGCTCAAGCCCAAGGAGTTTGGCGACAAGGTCGACCTGAACCATGGCGGCCAGGACGGTAACCCGGTCAACATGAACTGGTCGATCAACTTCGTGAAGCCGGGCGATGAACGTTGACTTCCCCGAGAAGCTCCAGTTCCTGCTGACGAAGAAGGCGCGCTACAAGGGCGCCAAGGGTGGCCGGGGCAGTGCGAAGTCGTGGAGCGTGGCGCGCGCGCTGCTGATCCTGGGCTCGACCACGAAGCTGCGCATACTATGCACGCGCGAGGTGCAGAAGTCGATCAAGCAGTCCGTGCACAAGCTGCTCAAGGACCAGATCGAGGCGCTGGGCCTGTCCCGGTTCTACCAGGTGCTGGAAACCGAGATTCGCGGCGCCAACGGCTCCGAATTCAGCTTCTCGGGCCTGTCCGAGCAGACGGTCGACTCGATCAAGTCCTTCGAGGGCTGTGACATCGTGTGGGTCGAGGAGGCGCAGACCGTCAGCAAGCGCTCCTGGTCGGTGCTGATTCCGACGATCAGGAAGCCCGGCTCCGAAATCTGGATCACTTTCAATCCCGAGCTCGACACCGACGAGACCTACGACCGGTTCATCACGAACCAGCCCGAGGACGCGATCATCGTCGACATGAACTGGACGGACAATCCCTGGTTCCCCGACGTCCTGGAGAAGGAGCGGCTGCACGCCAAGGCGACGCTGCCCGAAGCCGAGTACCTGAATATCTGGGAGGGCAAGTGCAAGCCCGCGGTGACCGGCGCGATCTACTACGACGAGGTGACGAAAGCCACCGAAGAGAAGCGGATCTGCAACGTGCCGTACGACCCGCTGCTCAAGGTGCACGTGATCTTCGACCTGGGCTGGAACGACGCGATGTCGATCAGCCTGGTGCAGAAGCACGCCTCCGAGCTGCGCGTCATCGAGAACATCGAGGACAGCCACAAGACGCTGGACCACTACTCTGCCCTGCTGAAGGCGAAGAACCTGAACTGGGGCACGCTGTTTCTGCCGCACGACGGCCGGCACAAGGACTTCAAGACCGGCAAGAGCGCGGAGGAGATCATGCAGGCGCTGGGCTGGACCGTCGCGATCACGCCGAACATGAGCGTGGAGGACGGGATCAGGCTCACGCGCATGGCCTTCCCGCGCATCTACTTCGACAAGACGAAGGCCGCGCGCCTGGTGCAGTGCGCCAAGCGGTATCGCCGCAACATCAATAAGCAGACGCAGGAAGCTGGCGCGCCGCTGCACGATGAGTGGTCGCACGGCGCCGACAACCTGCGCTACATCGCGATCAACGCCGAGGCGATGAGCAACGAGGACTGGGGCGGCAAGCTGTCGTACCCAGCGCTGGGCAACGCATAACGATTAACGAAAGATCATGGGGCAACGTCGTGAGACGCCCTCCATCCATATGGCAAAACCACTGACCGATGACCAGCTGAAGGTGCTGATCGACACCGAGCTGCGCCAGAGTTACGGCTACGGCTCGGGCAAGCTCGAGCAGCAGCGCCGGAAGGCCGAGTACTTCTTCCTGGCCGAGCCCAAGGAAGAACTCGCGCCGCCGGCGATCGAAGGCCGCTCGCGCGTGGTTGACACCACCGTGCGCAATACGGTCCTCGGCATGGAAGGCCCGCTGCTCAAGACCTTCTACGGCTCCGACAACGTGTTCGAGTTCGAAGAGTCGCGCCCGGAAGATGCGCCGAAGGCCAAGCTGATCTCCGAGTACGTGAACCACGTGTTCCGCCGCGTGAACCCCGGCTACACGATCACGGCCACGTGGATCCGCGAAGCCCTGATGCAGAAGGTCGGCATCGTGAAAGTGTGGTGGGACCCGTCCGACATCGAGTCGCGCGAGGACTACACCGGCCAGACCATCGAGCAGGTGACGATGCTGATGGACGACGGCGAGCTGGAAATCATCGACCAGAAGTCCTATCCGGACGAGGACGCCGAGAAGCAGCAGAAGCAGGTGCTGCAGCAGATGGAGCAGCAGCTTGCCCAGATGGCGCAGGCCGCCCAAGGCAATCCCCAGGCCGCGCAGCAGCTCCAGGCGGCGCAGGCGCAATACGAACACGCCAAGGATCAGCCGGCGCCCATGCTGTACGACATCAGCGTGAAGCGCACCAAGTCGGGCGGGCGCGCGCGCATCGAGAACGTGCCGCCGGAAGAATTCCTGATCTCCAAGCGCGCGAAGTCGATCGCCGAATCGCCCCTCACAGCGCACCGCTTCAAGCGCACGATCGCCGAGCTCAAGGCCGACGGCTACACCCTGCCCGACCCGCTGCCGAGCGACGACGCCGGCGCGCAGTTCAGCATGGAGCGCGTCGAGCGCCTGGATTACGTCGACTACGACGCCTATGCCCAAGATTCGAACGACACCAACATCGACCCGGCGCAGCGCACCGTGTGGGTCATCGAATCCTACCTAAAGTGCGACTACGACGGCGACGGCCTGCTGGAGTGGCGTAAGGTCACGAAGTGCGGCACCTCGATCCTCGACAACGAGGAATGCGACGGACCTCCGTTCGTCGCCCTTGGCTCGATCCCGCTGCCGCACGTGTTCTACGGCATGTGCCCGGCTGACCTGGCGATCGAGCCGCAGAAGATCAAGACGTCGCTCAAGCGCGCTGCGCTGGACAACCAGTATCTGCAGGCGAACGGCCGCTACTTCGCGGTCGAGAACCAGGTCAACCTGGACGACCTGCTGAACTCGCGCCCGGGCGGCGTGGTGCGCATCAAGAACGCCGGCGCCGTCGGCAGGCTCGACCAGGCCACAGGCGACGTCGCCGGCACGATGCAGATGCTGGAAGCGGTCGAGCTCGACACCGAAGAGGCTACCGGCTGGACGCGCCAGAGCCAGGGCGGAAACGGCCTGCAACTCTCGCAGACCGCGACGCAGGCCAACATCATCACCAACCGCGCCGACTCGCGCATCGAGACGATCAGCCGCTACATGGCTGAGACCGGCTGGACCGAGCTCGGGCTGATGATCTTCAAGCTGGTGCAGCGCTACCAGAAGAAGGCCGAGATGGTCAAAGTGGCCGGCGAGTGGGTAAACATCGACCCGCGCGAATGGCATACGGGCTTCAGCCTGAACATCAACGTTGGCCTCGGCACCGGGAACAAAGACCAGCTGGTCTCGCACCTGATGGCGCTCAAGCAGGCGCAGATGGTCGGCCTGCAAACCGGCCACGCGACACCGCAGAACCTCTACAACGCCGACCAGAAGCTGGCCAACGCGCTGGGCTTCAAGAACGGTGACGAGTTCTTCACCGACCCGAGCAAGATGCCGCCGAAGCCGCCGCAGCAGGACCCGGCGCTGGTCAAGGCGCAGCTGGACGACCAGGCGCATCAGCGCGAGATGGCCCTGAAGGCTCAGCAGAGCCAGATGGACGCGCAGATGGAGCAGTACAAGGCGCAAGTCCAGGCGCAGGCGCAGATGCAGATCGACCAGAACCGTCAGCAGGCCATGGCCCAGCAGCACGCGCTCGAAATCCAGCACAAGGCGGAGCTGGCCCAGCTTGAGCAGCAGTTCAAGGACCAGCAGCACGCGCGCGACGCCTCTCTGAAGCAGTACGAGATCGACCAGGACAACGCAACGAAGGTTGCCGTGGCCGAGATTCAGGCCGGCACCGGGCCCGCCGCCGAGAAGGCGCAAGGCCTGCAGGTCGAGCAGTTACAGGCACCCATCATGGAGCACCTGGCCGCGCTGCACGACAAGATCGACCGCAGTGCCAGGATGCAAACCCACATCGTCCACAACCCGGACGGAACGAAGTACGCGGTCAAGGTTGACCCGCAAGAACAAGGAGCTCTCTGATGGCCGCAGGTTACAACGCACTCTTACGCAACGCCCAGCTCGACGCGATCACCACGTTCGCGGGCGCCGGCGCGAAGCTGCGCATCTATGACGGCACCCGCCCGGCTACCGGTGGCACGGCGACGAACTTGCTCGCCGAGCTTACCCTCGGCAACCCGTTCGCACCCGCATCATCGGCCGGAGTGCTCTCGCCGAACCTGCCGGCCGCGGCCAATGCCGGCGCCAGCGGCACCGCGACCTGGTTCCGCGTGGTCAAGGCCGACGGCGCGACGCACTGCATCGACGGCTCGGTCGGTAGCGAGATGACGCTGAATACCGCGGCGATCACGTCCGGCCTGCAAGTGTCGGTCACTGGCTGGAC